AAAATATTCCGCGATGCGAACCGTGTCTTGGTCAAGCCATGCAGACATGCTTTCGTCGCCAACAGCGGTAGACAGGATCGACGAAATAGGTGACGCGTCTGGAAATTCGCGCTCATATTCTTCTTTGGTCATGTCCTGCGTGACAAAACAATATTCAGCGTCAGCGCCACATGGGTCTTGTATTGTCGGGTCCATGTAAACACTAAATGCATTGCGGACGCGCATAATGCGAACGTCTTGGTCGAACGACTCGTCGTTGCAATACTCAGTGATCAAGCGAATATAGCCTTCGCCGTAGGTTACTTGGTTATCGCAGGCCGTGTCGTAAGCTACGTCGGCGTCGGACATATATTCAATGTGACGCACGACGCCGTCAAAAATCTCAGCTACCTGAACGTCTGCGTTGTCATCGACTGGAATGACTTTGCCCGCTGGGCGGTTCTGGCGCTGCTCGTTTGTTACCTGACGAACGTGCTGCGGCAGTTTGTTAATTGTCAAGCATGGTCGTGCGTTAATTGTCTGCCCTTGTACCGCACCGCGGGTAGCCAATACGTCCGCAGGCCACTGCCATTGGTTGTCAGGGCTACCAGCCATGAACCGTAGATCGTCCAGTTCATCCTCACGGCTGTCCGAATACGCTGCCATAGCCGTTGTGAGGCGGTTACGCATTTTGGACATGGTTTCCGCGTCACCGCGCATGTTCGCGTCATCGCCACCGCGTTCAGCAATCTTGCCTACTATGTTAATACCTGTCGGATCAGCCATATGGGTTATTTTTTACCTTTTTTAGCGGATTCACGTTGTACAGAATACGCAATCGCGACCGCCTGTTTGGCTGGCTTTCCGGCCCCAACTTCTGCCTTAATATTCTTACGAAAGGCAGACTTGCTGGGTGAATTTACCAACGGCATCTTAACGCTTCTTTGTAGGTGTGGTTTTCATACTCACCGTTGTGCGGATGATCTGTGGCCCACGGGTAGTACCTTCGCGAGCTAACGCTTTCATAGCCTGTATTTTGCGGGCTGGGTCGCGGTTAGCTTCGGCAGCGCGTTCCATCTTGACCGTCCCTACCTTGTAGAGAGCCTTGCTGGGTTCACTGTAGATATTTTTTTTACCTGAAGGCATTTTAACGTCCTTTTTTGGCTGTTTTGGCGCTTTCTTTAAACGCCTTGTCTGTTGGTGCGCCTTTAGCGCCTACTTTACGCATCTTTTCGCCTGATCCAGCGGCGACCCGCTCTTTCTTGGCGTGAATATTGGCATATAAACCTTTTTTCACTGTCAAGACCCCATCCATGATGTAGAAATTCCGCCGCCAGAATAACTGCTCACGCGACGTCTGTCAACGCCGACCTGTCGAACATCTACAGATGCTACCGGAAATGCGAACGTGACCGCTATGGCGTCGGCAGCATCTGGGGATGCTAGCCCCCGCGCCTTCATGTCTTTCTTGCTTTCTAAGAACAGCGTACCCTTGCTGTCAGGCTTGGTGCGGGGGCTGATCAGGTCTGTTTTTAGAAACCTATCCGACGGTATGTAGCCTGTCTTGAGCCAATCACGCATTGCGCCCCACATCTCAGCACGCTTGTTACCCCACATGGTCTGGTTCTTGGCCTTATTGCCGAAGTTTACTCCGCGTATCTTGAACCGCTGTTCCTTCAGCCGATCCACAACGCCCGCACCTAGCCCACCTTCGTCGATGCAGACCAGCGCAGGCTTGTACTGCTCTATGGCCTCTATGACGTAGCCGACCACTTCCATCGTGTCCGCCCCGCGATGCCGCCGCAGTTCCAGAATGTCTCGGCCCTGCCGTATGGCGATGACGGTAGCGTCGGCTCCAAAACGTGCAGGGTCAACTCCAATCACTATGGGGGCCTGTGCGTCCTTGGTCGGCGTGCGCTTCATGGCGTCATCGACTAGATCGCTGCCGATAAACTGATCGTCACCTTCTGACGGGAAGTTGCCGTACACTTCGACGCTGGCCTGATAGCTGTCTGGCCCGTACTCGTCGATGATCCGCTGGTAGACGTTCTTGTCGGTCCCTTCGACATCGCGGGCGTCAATCGTGCGCGTGTGCCAAAACGCCCGTTTAGAGTGGAAGGTTTCGTAGAAGTATCCGGTGTTGCGCCGGGGGTTGGAAAAAGCCAGATGAAAGCGGTGCGGCGTATTCTCCGTGAAGAAACCATCGCTGACCGACCATATCGAGTCTGGAATACCGCTGGCTTCGTCAAAGATGAGCATCACGCCGTCATAGTTGTGGACACCGGCATATGCATCTGGATTTTCTTCAGACCACAGACGCCCTTCGACAGACCAGTAGCGCGTGCCTTTTTTCATGTCGCGCTCGACTAACTCGGTCAGCCATTTAGCGGGCATGATCCGCGTTGCGGCTATCTCGAACCAATGGCTGTTCAAGGACATGGCCAGCCATTTGGTAATTTCCGCCCATGTGACTGATCGCAACTGCGCTTCAGAGTTTGCCGATACAATTGTGGTAGAGCCAATGCGTGTAGACAGCATCCAGATTACCAACCAAGAAACCAAGGCAGACTTGCCGATACCACGGCCAGACGCGACCGCCTCGCGGAACGTGTCAAAGTCAACATTCCCTTGGTTGGCTTTGATGTGGTCGCGCAAGTCGGACAGTATCTGGCGTTGCCATTTACGCGGTCCGGGAAAGTTTTCCAGGGGTGTACCCTGCTGACCCCAAGGGAACGTATACAATACAAACGCTAGTGGATCATTCGCTAGGCCGGGCGACCACAGCCTTGACATCAGTTCCATTTCGTCGGCGGCTGTGTAAATTGGCCTTTGCATCCTGTTGCTTATCCTCTAGTGCGGGCAGTTCAGTGTACAGCCCTTCGATGACGCGCGTCTGGGCTTTCTCCAGCGCGCCGGTAATGCTGATCTGTTGGTCGATGTTGACGTCGATCTGCTGCTTTGCCACCCAGCCGTGCTGATGCTTCAGTATGTCGAGCGCGGCCTTGGCGTCACCATCGGCGGCAGCGTCGTGCAGCGTCTTAGCCGCAACCCACTCACCTTCACTTCTACCTTTAGCTTCTGCCATCTCGACCAGCGGGTCGGCGTCAGCCAGCACTCGAAACTGGCGCGGGGTTAATCCCGCCGCCATCGCAAGGCTATCACCCTTGAGGCCATAGCGTGCAGCTTTGTAGATTGCCTCCAGCCGTGACTCGGTGGCGGCGACGCGCTCAGGCGTGAAAGGTAGCGAATAGAAACTCATACGCAGCACAATAATGTACATTGATTGTTGTGGCAAGGGGTAGCAGGCGGGCGGGACACCACCCCCATAGCGCCCGCCTGCCGCCGGTCGTGTACCCGGCAATCACGACCAATACTGATATATACTAAAAAGCCAACCAAAGTGTCGGGGCGGGACAAAAATAAAAAAAAAAATAATTATTTTAGATGGTAGCCGATAACTGAAAAAATAAATATTGTTCACGTACCGTACCGTCACAGCCACGCGGTCCACCGGCCCTACCCACCCCCTACTTTTACACCTGCATTTTTGTAACTGCAATTGTGTAACCGATACGCAGTTTTATGCAGTTTCATGCTGCTAATAAACTGCGTGCACGACTATGCAGCGGATTGAGAACGGCCTTTCCCTATTGCGAACGGTTAGCAATAAGAAAAGCCCTTTCGGCTGGCGGCGCGAGGAGAACAAACAATATAGTGTGTTACTGTATTAACACAGCAATGTTAGGTCATTTAGGCTATTTAGGCTATCGGTTTTAAGTCGCCGATGAAACGAGTAGTGCGAACCTATATGGTTACATGTAACATTATATCATTATTATCATTCTAACTTTTACTATTTGCATGACAATATAGCCTAAAACACACCTAACACACTGGAACGCTGCGCTTTTAGCCCTACGCAAAATAGCCTAACCAATAGCCTAACCAATAGCCTAACCCTAGACTATCTCCCGCTTTCCGCGCACCTGGCGCAATCTGGCGTGCTTTGCGCTAAACGGTTCGTCGCAAAAGTTAGGCTATTTGCTAAATTCAAAGTGACTATTTTTCAAACAGAACAAGCCAAGAACATAACAGGAACCTTTTCAGACTTGCCCTCTAAAGGTGTTAGGATAGCCAAAAGTTCAAATCGCGTTGTACGGGCTTTAAAATGGCATTTAGAGGGCATCGCTAAAAATCGACATGTAGGTCAATTATTTTGTTGCAATGCCCTCAATGTCTGTTATTAAGAGGGCAAGCAAACACAAACAGGAGCACACGACATGATAGACGCAATCCTCAACCTTACCTTTCGCCTGACCCGCAGTAGGGCAGTATCCGAATTAATCGGCAAACGCCGCATGATGGCGCGCTGGGACGCCGCGCAATCCGCGCACCTAGACGCTGGCGGCTATGTCGTAACGATTGCGCGCAAGGGCGGGGGCGTCGAAACGCGGTTAATGTAATCCGCAAGTTTAGAGCGGCAATCGCGCCGCCTAATCTTAACAGTAAAATAAAGGACAATAAAATGACACAAAACACCGAAGCGAACCTAGCCGCCGCCGCGATGCTCATGGACACCGACATCCGCGAGGCCATCCATGACGACTACCGCGCCTCGGACGCCGAATGGTTTCTCCTTGAATACTGCGCGCGGCACAAGGCTAAGTTCGGTGAGGCTTTCTCGGGGGCATGACCACCATCGCCAGAGCGCAACATGCAGTTCAAAGCACGCCTTTCGGGGAAGGTGCTGTGACCACCAACGATTAACCAACAGCAACAGGAGCAAACGACATGACACAAAACACCGACATAATCGCAAACGACCCCTTTATCCGCCAGCTTTTGCTTGATCGCGATGCAGTGGAGTCTCTGATCGACAACTTAGCAAGCTTTTCGGATGTCTTCCGGAAGCTGCCAGCTGAGATGGTCACCACAGCCGACATCGCCAACATTC